CTCTAAAGTATCTGCGCCTACATTTGCAGATACTTTAAGTAAAGAAGAAAAAATTAAACGTGGTAAAGCTGCAAAAGAACAGATCAAAAAAAATATTGATAAATTTATAGTTAATATGCCAGACGGCCAATCTAAAGAAAATGTACGTAAATTAGTTGATTCATTTACTGCATGGGTTGATTCATACGGAGATGGTTATATAGTTGCTCAACCAGCTGGTAGTACAAAAATAACACGTTTATACCCGGCGGGGGGAGCGGGGGGGGAAAGTTTTTGGCATCAAATAGATATAAAAACCGGAAAAACACTCGATTTCGGGCAGCCATGGTATTGGGAATGGTCATCAACGGATAAAAAATGGAATTTGGTGGGTTCGTCGGTGAAATTTGATCAAAAGAAAACTTTGAATTAATAATATTTTTTCTTATATTTATTAAAAAGATATAATCTAAATTAAAAACAAATGAGTTATTACGTAGCAAAAGTCCAATTAACGGACGAAGTAGACACACCGAAAGGTCCAAAAATCAAAAAAACTACCGAAATGTATCTTGTAGAAGCAATGTCAGTGACCGAAGCAGAAGCTAAGGTTATTGAAGACTTTAAAGGATATACTTTTGATTTTGAAGTAAAATCAGTAACTGCAAGTAAGATCATTAAAATTTTAGAATAATGGGATATCGAGCAGGTGAAACAGTAATTGTAACTGTAGAAGATACAAATCATGTAGGAGTAGTTTTAGATCGTTATGTTGTTAGTAAACAAACAGTATACGATGTATTACTAGAAAATCGAAGTGCATTAATAATGCTTCCTACTGCACCATCTAAAAATACATTTATCAATAAAGTTCTAACAGCTAAACTTTGTGATACTGGAATGATTGAGACTACAATTCCGTATAAAACATTGTTAGCAGAAGAGATGCTACCTATTTGTCACGCTTAAATTTAAGTATATGCAAATTGAAGATTTAACCTCAAAAATTGCTTCCAATTTAAATAACATTGATGACGAAATGCAACGTTGGGATTCCTTGCAATTTAGTGATCCGGAATACATGTTATATAGTCCGAAGCCGGTAGGATATCATACTACATCAGAACAACGGTATCTATTTCAAAATTTATTAGTTGGATTTACTCCAGATCAATCAATTTTAGATGTTGGTTGCGGACGCGCAGATATGTGCGATTTTATATTTGATTTCTTCGGTACATCGGCGCCATATCGTGGAATTGATCATAATCCAATCATGGCAGACAGTGCTAAACAAAAATATGGTTATGATATAATCGTCGGTGCATTTGAAACCACTGAATTACCTAAATCTGATTGGGTTGTTGCTGGAGGATTATTTACACAACGAAGATGTGAATCAGAAGATGATGATCTACGTAAATTATTTAGTGATATACAATTACTTTATGATGCAGCATCATCGGCAGTTTCATTCAACTTATTATCTCCCATAAATAACACGATACATGACGGATTCTTTTATGTACATCCAGGATTGATCATGGACATGCTATTAGAAAAATATCGTTATGTGACAGTAAGACATAACTATTCAAACGACGTATACACAGTAACAATTTATAAAATTAATTCATAACATGACAACAAGTATTAATCAGCCATGGGCTATTAGCGACAAATTTAAACAACGATATGGTTCCATATGGAGTGAAATGGATTTCGTATTTGAAAAAAAAATATCAAATGATGTATTTAAAACAGATCCAATGAACACGTTAATTGGAACATTGCAAATTGCAGGACAAACAATTAATATGAGATATAAAGATTTAATTTCATATGCAAAATCAATTGAAACATTGTCGACAAATTTATATGCAGAACGCGTTAATAAAAAAGAAACGTTTCAAGTATCTATTAAAGGTCGAAATTTTGATTTAACCTGTCAAGAAATAGGCAAATTATCTCAAACTATCAATGAAGCATCTTCATCAGCGCTACGTGCTTATGAAATAGGTTTATATTTATAATAAAATAGGCCTATGAATACGTATGTGTATTTCTTTAAATCGGATTCTACCTGCGAACCCATAGGACGTGTAATGGCAATGGATTTGTACGAGGCACGCGAAATAATCAAACAACGAAAACAATTGTCGATGTCGGCAATCGATGAATTATTTGAAATTAAACAGGTGTCAGAACATGAAAACAGTATTTAACGCTATACATGTTAATCGAGCAGAATACGGATATTTTAAACAATTGAACCGTGCTGATCAGGTAATGTTCTTGTTTGAATTGTATGAAGCTGCATTAATTAAACATTCAGATGGTTTAGATCTGTCTAAAGTATTTAACATGATACATGAATCATTGCAAGAATCTTTACCTCAACAGGAAACACCTGAATTACCAGACGATGTTGAAAAAGTAGATGTTATGATTGATGATGATAATATCATGATTGAATCAAATAGTTTAGTTGCATTACGTTTTATTATATATAAATTCTTTGAATCTGGGTATATTTTATCTCGAGATAAAAACATGGAAAAAATGTTTCGAAGAGATAAAGTTACAAAATATTTAAGGATATTTAGAATAGTAGATCAGACGTCAACCATATGCATTAATTAATGGCAAAGAAACAAATAATATCAGATGCCTTGCAAAAGAAATTCAATAAGCCGCAGTTCCAAATTGGAGATGCGGTTTTCTTTTCTTGGTTAGGACAAAAACAATACGGACATGTTAAACAACTCAAACAAAATTCTTGGGGTATTCAATATACTGTGGAATCATCTTCGAAAGTTAAGTATCCGTGCGGCATACAAATTCAGGGGCAAAAGACAGCTTATAACGTTGGATTCATCTTCTTCGAAGACACTGTATCCATCGGACCAGACGAGCTCGAGAGACGCATTCAAACAGCCCCAAAACGTCGAACAGTTACAACAATTTCTATTGACACCAGCAGGTCAACGAATGAAAGCCGAGTTAGCGGTCAAGATGGCAACGCAGATGATGGAAACCATAACGCTGAAGATACAAAAGTTAGAACCAAACGATCTACCAAATCAAATGCTGTTTCATCTGGCTCTGATAGAACTGGCAGAAACAATACAACAAAACGAAAAACTGCTAAAAATGTAGAATTAGAAACGGCAATTGCAAAACAACGAAGTTTTTTAGATTTTACTAATCCAATGAAAAAAGATTAACTTTTGGTTGGACATTTGATTTATTCTTCTTATATTTAAAGTATAAATAAGAGAGTTAATCATTTAAAAAATTAAAGAGTTATGAAAAAGTTAGTAGTTTTAGTAGCAGTATCAATAGCTATTTTAGCATCAGTATCCGCACAACCATCTAAAGATGAAATTTTAGATTTAGAACTTAAGAGTTCTCTGAATTTTAACCGTAAAATGGAATATCGCCAATATGTTGGTGGATATAAGCCCGATACCAATTTTGTTTTCCAAAATACTTTATTAAAGCTATTTAGAGGTACGCTCAATTTTGATAGTTTGATTGCATCTCAGCCACAATTATCCCTAATTACGGTAAATGAATTTATTACAGATCCGGTATATACCCAAAGTGGGGCAGACTTCTTTAGAAAACCTAAATTTGCTAAATATAATACTTCGGATTATGTATTCTCACATTGGGTTTCTGACAATGCAGTAGGTAGACGTGAAGAATCAATAATTATTTACGAAGCCGCAACTCGTCGTAAACTTAGAGGTGTTACTATTCAATATGAAGCATATTCTAACCAAGTACGTACGGTTATTGATAATTGTTACGAACATTTAAAGTAAACAGTAAAAATGGGAGTTATTAGCTCCCATTTTATTTTAATTATTAAAAACTAAACTATTTTAAATCCAGTTTGTAATGCATCTACTTTATTTTTATTTTTAGCATTAGGCCCAAATTTACCAGCATTAATGTCATCAATTAATCGTTTTTTATTATAGGTTTCTGGAGTTACATTTATTTTAATTCCTCCGCGAGTTAATTCTACGAAATTTTTACCTTGACCATTTTGGAAGCTTTCTGGTTTCATATTTTGCGCACAAAATGTTAATACTGAATATTCAAATGGGTTTACTTTAATTTTTGGATCGTATTGTACATTATTACCAACTAATTTAATAACTGATATTGTAGGAGTACTCGCATTTAATTTTGCTTCTAAGTCAGCATACCATTTTTTATATGCTGGGCTCTCCTGATCATCAGGAATTGTATCATCCCATTTAGTTCTAGTTATTTTAGAATAAATTAAACCATTCGATCCATCCCATAATACAACAGGCTCGCGATAAAATATAGCCATTCCAGGTTGCGGTTCCTTAGTATGAAAACCATCAGCTGGCTTAGATACGCCTATTTTAATTTCGCCTCGGTTAAACGCATTTTCAAAAGATTCTGCTTCATTAAATTCTTTTTGCACTTGTGCTGCTTGTTCCGCAATTTTTTTTATTTCTGATTCGGATAAATTTTTAACTCCAAACCTTAGCATATTTTCTGCTAAAATGTTTTTCATATTGTTTCCTTAATGATTTCTTTTCTATAAATATCATAATAAATAAAAAACAATATATTTGGATATTTGTAAAAATTTTTATATATTTAAAGTATAAAAATAAGAGAGTATGAAAAAAATAATCACAATTGTTAGTATTATAATATCTTATAATTCTATTAGTCAAAATCCAGTCAAACTTATAGATTATAGTAAAACCTCCATACTTGAATATTATTCAATGGATTCGTTGAATGCCTTTAACAGTCAGAAATTTGATTCAGTATCAATTCAATTTGAATTTTTACGTTTACTTAATCAATACCGAAAATTCAAAGGATTGGGTGAGTTGCAATTAGATGTAAATTTATGTGCTGCAGCTGATAACCAATGTCGCTATATGGTCAATACAAAATATGTCGGTCACGTACAAGATTTTAATAATGTTATTTCTGGCGATATTTATCCAACTTTGACTAATAGAATTCTTCAATTTTACCCGAATTATAACTGTGTAGATTATCGTATTAGTGAAAATGCGTTATGTTTCTCTTTAGTTATTTGCTTTGTTCGTAATCGTACGATAGCACAACAATCATTAGATCAATGGGCATCTAGTAAAGGTCATGAACAAGCCCAATTGAATCCAAATTTTACAAAAATTGGAATTTCGTTTATCAAATCGTCAATTGATAATAAAATTTATGCAGTAACAGTGTTTTCTAATAAATAAAAAATGGGAGCCTAAACTCCCATTTACTAAATTAATTTTTAACCAGCCCAACAGTCGGTTGTACTAAAATTTTTAGCTCTCCGTTGTTTCGGTTGCATTACTCCAATTTTTGGTATACTAATTTTTGGTATTCGAATTTCGTGCCAATCTATTTTAATTGCCCAATTGCCAATTGGTGTATATTCTGTATCCGAGCTAGGTTCTGGTGATGTTTGTGGTTGATATATAATAACAAATTCACCATAACTTCCTCGATGTGGCCCGTATAATGCATCATACTTTTTTTGTGTTTCTGGATTAGCTTTTCGTTTGTCTGGTGAATATGTATTTCGATCATAAGCTGGGCCTACTTCAACTTTGCGCTCCGGATCAAGTTTTGTTACTTTAATACCTTCGAGATCTGGATTATTTGCAATAGTAGAAGCCAATACGGTATCTATAGACTTCAATCGTTCATCAGTCAATCCTGCATTTCCTCCAGCAAAACTTGTAGGAACTTTACTAGTACTACTACCAGCTTTATATTGTACTTCTAGAATAGTACCTTGAGATTTACAATATTGTACTGCTTGTTGCAATGTGCTAGCAAAACCTGCTTGTTGTTCTGAACTTACTTGATATTGATTATCCCCAAAAAAGTTTTGTACTAATGGCGAATTTGGATTTTTAGGTGGATATGCAATTGGAAATGCCATGGGCGCCGGCGGCGTCGTTTGTTCTTGTTTAGAATATAAAACTGCGGTATTTTTAGGACCTATATATATACGATCTGCATTACTTAAAGGTTTATTTGCATTTCTTGCTTTTTGTATAGCTTGACTTATAAGTTTAACCTTATCAGCATCAGGTATTTTTGAAGAATATGTTTGTTTACTATAAATTTGTTTGCCTGGTGCGGATTCTGCATCTATATTTGTTAAAAATTTTTGCAAATCAGATGGTGCTGGTACTGTAGATGATAACCGATCGATATCACCATAAACTTTAGTAGATAGATTATAAATTTTTCCAGTTTGATCAACTCCTTGCGGGCGCCAATTATTTATGTATATATCTTTAGACATTAATGAATTTAGTTGAGCTCGAACTTGCTTTAAAAGCATTAGTCGTTTATCTAAATCTGAAATTTGTATATTAAATTTACCAGATTTAATTGATTCTAAACTAGAAATCATAAAATCTATATTTTTAATAATATTATCAGTTTGATCTTTTGCTCGGTTCTGTTGATTATTTAATTGTGGGGAACCAGACCACCAACCAATAGTTTCAGTTGCATATTGTTCGGAATTGTTATATCCGGTACCTTTACCGGATTGTAATTCAAATACGCGTTTAAATAATTCTGCATATCCTGGTGTTTTTGTTACATCAGCTGAATCTAATGCAATAAATTCTTCATATGTTTTCGGTAATCCAGATATCCCGGCTTGTTCTATTATTGTTAAAATATTACTAATAGATGTCTCATCTAAATTTTTAGGTGCAAACCTTAACATATTTTCTGCAAGTATTTTTTGTAAATTCATAATGCTATCTTTATTATATCCTTTTATATAAATATAATATACGATAAAAACAATATATTTGGTTATTCGCAAAATTTTTCTTATTATTAATATAATCCTTTAAACATTTATTATTATGATACGCTATGGTTATTGTTGCATTAATGCACAACTCAGTTCTCAAGGTATCCGCACAGGTCGCACCATGATTGAACGTAAATTCAAGGCCGGCGGTATGCAGTTAGCTTCTGATATTGCATTAGCAAATGCCCGTGATTTATTGCCTATACTGCAATGGAACGAACAGCAAGGCATTCGTTTATTTCGAATTGGATCAGAAATATTTCCTAGATGGAATCATTATGAATTAGCAGATTTGCCAGGCATTGTAGAAATTACACAACATCTTCGTGCTGCTGGTGATTATGCTCGAGCACATGGCCATCGACTTACTACACATCCTGGTCCTTTCCATATATTAGGTAGTCCGGATTCTGTAGTAGTTAATAATAGTATTATTGGTCTTGAACGACATTCCGAAATGTTTGATCTTATGGGGTTTGCTCCTAGCTTTGACAATCTTATCAATATTCATATTGGTGCTACATATGGTGATAAGACTTCGACTATTGCACGATGGCTGAAGAATTGGGATAGATTATCCGATTCATGCAAATCGCGTCTCGTTGTAGAAAATGACGACAAAGCATCTATGTATTCGGTTCGCGATCTATATGAGACCGTGCATCAAGCTGTTGCAATTCCGATTACATTTGATTATTGGCATCATACATTTAATACCGGTGACTTATCCGAACAAGAAGCATTCTTCATGGCTCGAGAAACATGGACTCGACACAATGTAATTCAATGCACTCATTATTCAGAATCACGCCGGCGTGAAGCTCAACGACTTATTGAAGGCATTTGCGATAAACATGATATTGCTTGGGAAGATTTACCAAAGTGGCCTACATTTGCTAAGATGTATAAAGAATTTAGCAAGATTAAAGAGCAAGCTCACGCTGACTTTATTTTGCAACTACCTGACACTTACGGTGTTGATTCGTTAGATGTTGAGGTTGAAGCCAAGGCGAAGGAGCAAGCAATTCAAAATGTAGGTATTGACAAATGGAAAACCGATCTAATTTTGCTAGATTAATATTTATATAAAAAAGGAAAAGTTATGGCGTATTACAAGTACAAAGCAAAAATTACAGATGATATTGATGATGCAATAAATATTATTCAGATGATTGGTAGAGCATTAAATGAAGGCAAAACCGATAAACCATCAGCATTAACAAATTTAGCAGCCGCGTTGAAAAAGTTAGAATCTGCACGTTATTATATCGATAGAGAATAAATCAAATTCCTATGGCAAAGAAAAAGAAATCCACAGGTCCACGTGGTTTTAAAAAATTGCAATGTAAGTATTGTGATACTGTGTCTGAACGTGTTGACAACAATGCTACAGCTGTAACATGTTGGAAATGCACATTGAAACTAGTTAATGGCGAAATATTGGAATTACGAAAGTAATATTATATTATTTATATAAACTATGTTAGAAGCAGAAAAAATAAAATCTAATTGGGAAAGATATCGTAGCTTAGTCAACGATTTATTTCCTACCCGTAAAGATGCATTAAATAAAATGTATGATGAATTAGAAGACCGTATGGTGTTTATGCCAGCATCTTCTATGGAACACTTTCATAATGCATTTGCTGGAGGTTATGTAGATCATGTACTCCGAGTAATGGATTGTGCATTAACTTTGCATAATACCTGGACTGTGATGGGTGCTGATATGTCAGGATACACTGAAGAAGAATTACTATTTGCAGCAATGCATCATGATTTAGGTAAAGCAGGTTTCCCGGGCGAAGGCAATGAAGTATATCAAATTGAGACTTCGGATTGGCACCGTAAAAATCAAGGAAAACTTTACAAAACAAATGCATCGATTCCGTTTGCAATGGTACCAGATCTTTCAATTTGGTTGTTGCAAGAATATGGTATTAAAATGTCTTGGACCGAATATCAAGCAATTAAAATTCATGATGGAATGTATGATGATGCAAATAAACCATATTTTGTTGCAAGATCTCCTCAAGCTAAATTGAAAACAAATCTACCAATTATTTTGCATCATGCAGATCATATGGCATCGACAATCGAATTTGAGCGTTGGAGAAATGCAAAAGCATCATCGCCAATGCCAGTAGCAGAAAAAAGCAAAATCACAAAAAGTAACGGACTTAAAAACTTAGCAGAAAATAATCCAGATGTTGAAAAAACTCTAACGGATATTTTTAGTGCGTTTAATCAAGATTAATTATGGTAGAACTATTTATAATACTATTAATATTAATGAGCGGATTAGCAGGTTATTTTGGAGCTAGAATGTGGCAATTAGCCGGGTCATTAGCAGATGCTCAAGAATATATTGAAGAATTAGAAGTAACCAATCAATTCATGTATAGCAAAATTTCTCAATCATATGATGTTATGAAACAAATTGATCGGTTAGGTGCATTTGAATCTGAGGATGAAGCCGGAACTACATTTCAATTATTAAACGAAGTAATTACCGAATTAAAAGAAACATTTGATGGCGCGTCGCAAGAAGAAAAGTAATGTATATTTTACTAAAATAACGGATATTGCAATATCAGCATATAATAAAACAGATAATCTAGTTACTAGGGAACGTATTTATCGAAGATTTATATATCCACCTTTCATGAAATTAGCTGAAAATTTAATTAACAAAGTAAAGCCTACTTATATTGATTCTACTTTTACTGATTTGCAAACAGATTTAGTTACATATTTAACTGAACGATTAAATAAATTTAATCCGAAAAATGGCAAGGCATATTCATATTATACTAGAACATCATTTAATTATTTAATTGCAGGAAATCAAAAAGCATATAGCAAATTAAAAGCTGATACTTTAGAAATCGATGTTGACGATCAGCGAAACATTATGACTGAAATACATAATGATGAAATGCGTGAAACGTTGCGTTACTTTATGGATGCGTATATTGAATATTGTTATAATAATTTAAACTATATATTTAATAATCCAACAGATATTCACGTAGCAGACTCAGTTCTTCATATTTTTGAAACGCGTGAAAATATTGAAGACTTCAATAAAAAGGCATTGTATATTTTTATACGCGAACGTACGGGACTAGATCCATCACAAACTAATGCAGTAACCCGTGTAGTAAAAGTTTTAAAATTTATTTACGAAGAAAACTTTAAACAGTATGAACGTACAAATTTCGTAAATCTGCCGTTTTGATATTTATATTAAAGGATTTGCGTTATGGACAAAAATGATGAACTATTTAAAGGTACTTCATTTGCGGATTTAATGTCAGATGTCTATCATAATTCAAAAAAGAAAGATAGGCAAATCAATCAACTAATCGCTCAGTTACAACCTTTAATTAAAAATGCATCTGATGCGACAATTATTGTACCTCTGATTAAAGAGTATTTAGATGTTGCTGTAAAAAATGATGACCATCTAGTTAAACTAACTGCAATTGTACAGAGATTTATTTCAACTAAACAAACAATTGCTGGTGCGGATGGTTTATTATCTGATGAAGAAAAAGAACAACTCTTAAAAATAGCAGAAAAAACTTTATCTGAAGAATTGTCAGATGAAATAGATAATATTAATTACCAAGATGAAATTTTAAATCAAAAGATATCGAATGCTAAAAGCAAACTAGCAGAGAAAGGTTCGGATGTCTAATGTAGAATTTCATATTGGAGAAGTAGTAGCCAATCCAAATGTTCTTACATATGAATATTCAGATAATAATAATTTTGAAATATTCGTAAAAACATATACCGATTACTACGATCAACAAGAAATTCGGGCAATTCCAATCAATTCTAATATAAAACAAATTCCTAGAATTGGCGAACATGTTTTATTAGTACGAGGATTATCAGCCGAAAATAATTCAGAGACTGCATATAAACAATGGTTTTATATATCTTCATTCTCTATTTTATCAGATGCTAATAGCAACTTCTTGCAAGGTATAGCTAAGTTTAATACTACATATGTTCCAGAAACATCATTTCAAGAAACCCCAGTATCATTTTTACAGCCATATGAAGGCGATTTATTATTAGAAGGTCGTTTTAGTAATACAATTAGATTAGGTAGCACCGCACTGGGACGAACATATCAAACTCCAACTACATGGAAAGGTGCTACAACTGGTGATCCTATTATAATATTATCTAATGGTACTCCATATAAACAGGATTCATACGTTGTAGAAAATATAGAAACAGATCAATCATCATTATATCTAACAAGCACACAGACATTACCTACACTTTTACTAGGAGATAAGAATTCTAGAAATCCATTAACATGCATTTCACTTTCAGAAACTAGATTTAATAGATCGCAATTAATTGGTGTTGCAGATAGAATTGTATTAAAAGCAAAAACAGACATTGTCGTTGTTGATTCACCGGTTGGGATTGTTTTAAATACTACGGGCGAAGTAAAAATAGGAAGTGATGATGCGACGGAATCTATGGTCCATGGAGATGTTTTAGTTTCAATTCTACAAAATATTATATTGCAATTACAATCCGGAATCATTGTAGGAGATACGTATGCCCCTACGGGCGGCTATGCAAATGGAGGATCATATGCACAGCAAGCTCAACAACAGTTACAAGAATTATTAAGTTCTACATATTTTATTAAGAAAAATACATATTAAGGAAAGTTATGCCGTCTATAGTACCACCATTAGATTTTATACCTAAATTACCAGCCCGGGGTGCTGAATTTATTATTGATCAATTAAATCAACAGTTAGATATATTAACTGAAATTGCATCAAATACTATACAAGAATCTGTAAAATTACCTGGTGGTATACAGTGTGATGATCCTAGGATTAAAAAGTTAAAAGAACAATTAGCAGAAATACAAAAAATTATAGGGGAAGTTCAAGCTGCAATTCCAAAAATTCAACAAACTATAACACTTGTTAAACAAATCGT